TAGGGTATTTGCTTGGGTATCAGTATTATGGGTGTGGGTGTTTTATAGCGTTGAAGGTTCCGAAGGCTGAGTTATTGAGGTCGAAGGGGATTGTTTATTTGGAATGGGATGATTGGCGGAAGTATTTGGAAGATGAGGTAAAGGATTGGAGTAATGATGAATTGTTATGGCGTTATAATATTTGGAAGTATAAATATTTGAAGCAGAAGTATTTGTTTATAAAGGATTGGGTTAAAGAGAAGGCTTATTTTTTACCGAAGTTGGCTCGTAGGCGTCTTGCAGGGTCATTGATTAAGAGATTGACTTATCGAGGTATTCAAGTTTATTTTACTCCGTTTGGTCCTTATGTTCGAAGGGATGTTGAGGGGTTATTATATCAATTGGTTTATAATTCAAAAATTTTAAAGGAGGGTAAAGATGAAAGCTCAGGAATTGAAGCAACTTATTGATTTACAAAATCAGGAGTTTTATTGTCCGAAGCATACTCCGCCGACTGAGTTATGGCATCCTTGCGAGAGGAGATTAATTTTGATGAGGCAGACACCAATACCAATTAAACAAGCTAAGAAATATTTTGATGTGGGGAATGAATTTGAAGAGGTTGCATTGAAACGATTGTTGAAAGTAGTTCCCGTTAAGGCTTATCAGATGCCAGCATTTGACGAAGAGCTTGATATCAGAGGCATAGTGGATATAGTCCTTGAGAATGGGGATTTTATTGAGATTAAGAGCACGGCAAATGAACAGGTTCTTGATAGTTTTGGTTTATATGATAATCAATTGACAAAGAAATATTACTATCAAATGCAAGCTTACATTTTATTGCTCAAAAGGGAGCATGGGGTATTTTATGTGATTGATAGGCGGACTGGAGAGGATCATTTCTTTGATGTTGAAAAAGACCAAGCGGTTATTGAAGAGATAAAGGAGCGAGCAATTCATGTCAAGGAGCATTTACAAAAAGGGACTTTACCTAAACCGATTGAGCAGTATGACTTGTGTAGGGCTTGTCCATTTTATGAGCAATGTTATCCTGAAGCGACCAAGACTTCTGTTAAAACGGTAGAAGTAAGTCCTGATTTTTTGAAGAAGCTTGAGATTTATTACGCTATAAAAGCGAAACTTAAACAGTATGAGCAGTTGGAAAAAGAAATTAAGGAAGAGCTTAAAGAATGGGATGCAGGAACTTATCGAATTGGTGACAAAATCATTAAGATAACAGAATATCAGCGGGCATTTTACAATATACCTGAAGAGATAAAAAAGCAATATGTTGAGTATACAACTGTAAAACGAATTCTTTTGTAGGAGGTGCGAGATGTTTAGTGCAATAATAGCTGATTTATTAGACCAAGCGGTTGAAGAATTGAACAAGAAAAAATTGGGTGAATGGTTAGTTAGTGCGTATTGTAAAATATGTGAGTATTTTGAGGAGTATGAAGAGACAAAGAAATTAGATTTAGAGCGACTTGCTGAAGAGTTATATAATTTGCTTGAAGAAGTGAAGGATGAAAAATAATGTTATTATCTCATCAGCAGAGGGCTATAGAGAAGTTTGATGGGTATTCTTATTTAGCTTGGGAAACAGGGACTGGTAAGACTTTAACGGCATTGAAAATAGCTGAGAATTTTCGGAATGTGCTTATTATGTGTCCAGCGTCTGTCAAACAAGTCTGGTATCAAGAAATTGAGAAGTGGAGTATAAAATTAAACAATTTTGAGATTGTGAGTTATGATAGTTTTCGATTGCATTATCCGAAGATTTTAAAGCGAGCATTTTGGAATTTAATTATTTTTGATGAAGCACATAAGTTAAAGAGTATTCGAGCTCAGATTACAAAGCTTGTTATGAAAATTTTCACAAAGACATATAAGATTATGTTAAGCGGGACACCATTTGAGAAACCTGAAGATTATTATAGTCAACTAAGAATTCTACGACCAGATCATCCATTTAATCAGTTATCATATACTCAATACAAGAATTCATTTTTTCGGATTGATGGGATGTTTTATTACATTATTGATTTTTTACCTGGGATAAAGGACAAGTTTATTGAGCGATTTGTTTTACCGTATGTTGATTTTGTTAAGCGTGCGGATGTTGTAGAGTTACCAAGTTTGATAGAAGATGACAAGTATTTTACATCAGGACGATATTTAATTAAGCCAGATAAACAAATTGATGGGGATAATGTTTTACAAGCATTTATGTATGAGTATCGAAAAAGTGCTTTATTGAAGGACAAGATTGATTATGTGATTGATTTTATAATGGATAATTTGCAGACTGTAGTATTTAGTTATTTTATTGAACCGTTGCAGTATATAGTGAAGAAGCTTGGTAGAAAGAATGTTTATTTTTTGACGGGTCAGAATAAAAGTGATTTAGAGTATGCGATAAAGGATGGAGAGAAGCCGATTATAGCGACTTATTGTATTTCGGAAGGGATAAATTTAACGAGTTACAAGAATGTTATTTTTCTTTGTCTTCCTTTGGCGTGGCGGGTATATGAACAAGCGTTAAGTAGAGTTTGGCGGTATGGGCAAGAGGATAAGGTTTATTTACAACGGTTAATAGATAAAAATGGAATTGACCCTAAGGTTTGGAAGATACTTAAGAGGAAAGGTGATGTGTTGGAAGAATTAAAACGGAAAGGGAGTTTAAGCAATGAATGAGAATATTCAAGAAATTACAGATGCGTTATTAAGTCAAACGATAGAATTTTTCCAAGATACGATTTTTGCGAATGATAACATTTTATTAGCCAAAATATTTGACCAATATCAGCGGTATCAATCGGATTTTGGGAATGTTTATTTATTTGTTGAGACGATAGGTGGGGAAAAGAGAGTTTTCCAAGGACCCAAACCGCATTTGTATAATCATTATTTGAATTATTTGTTATCGTTTTTTGCTAAGCGTAAATTCAAACCACGAAATATCAAACTTAGAATATCGACAGGTTTTTATACGGATTATCCATCGAGGTCGACACTTGAAGATACATTCTTTTTGATGGTTATAGATATTGACGACATAACTGAACAAGACTGCAATCGAATTATCGAAATATTAAACCAACACAATTATACACCGACATATGTAATCAGAACTACGAAAGGGTATCATTTCCTTTGGCTTAGTAAGAAATATTTGATTAAGGAAGACAATGTTTTATTTTCGACTTTTAATATGTTTTTGTCTACATTTTTTAATCAAATCAAGCAATTGATAGAGAAAGAGTTACCGCATGTGCATTTAGACAAATTGATACCGCTTGAGGGGTTTTATACTCGAGCTGATGGTTTTGTTATATATGAGGGTATATGGTATGAAAGTTTTTGGGATTTGTATTCAAAAGTTATTTCAATTGATGAGAAATCTTCTGATGAGGAATTGACTAACATTTTGCAGAACAAGGTAGATTTTGAGAATGATTATTCGACGACTTTGTATTATGCTTTGTATGATGTCAAGTCGGTTAAGAAGTATACTGAGACATTTTGTCCAATTTTAACGAATATTTTGAATTCTTGGGAGGTGCATAGTTATATTGAATGGAAGATTGCTATATGGTTTTATTATTTGCTTTATCAGTATTTTGCTAAGAATGAGGAAGAGCGTGGGAAGGTTTTACAGGAGCTATTAGATAATGCAAGTTTATATAAGAAGGAGCCACCGCATAAAGCAAGGGAGAGGACAAAGAAGTTTTTTGATTGGTTTGTTAAGAGGAATTTTCCGTTAGTATTTTGGTCGTGTCGTAGGTTTAATCGGGAATTTGGTTGCCCACAAGTTTGTCCTAATTTTAATAAAGCAACTCTTCCGATACTTCCTGCGTTTTCTTTGCCAGAAGGATTTGAAGTTGTTGATAAGATGTATTTTTGTCGTGTTCCTATTAAGAAGAATGAAGCGATTGATGGTTTAGAGTTGAGATATGTTTGTCGTTTCTTTTATCCTATTTGGTTTGCGATAAATAAAATTGAAGGTGAGAATATTAGCAAAGCTAAAATAATAGTAGCTGGGTCAAACCAAATTGATGAGTTCATCGTTCAGATGAGTTATGAGAAGGGCTTTAAAGAAGCTGAGATGTTATCAATTTCAGACAAGAAAAGATACAAAGATATCCTTACCTTTTTCTATCGAGAAATTCCTGTGATTATTGAGCCTGACATGCTTGGGTTTAAGTATTATTCTGAGCCTCGACCTGTTATACGATTGAAAAATTTTATTACTGCTTCTTTGGAAAATCATCCATTCTCAAATTTTTATATTGAGACGAACGGTAGTTATCAAGTGTTTAAGCAAATTATTGGTCATATTTTATACGATTTATCTGATGAGTATTTTATTTTTAAGCTTGCTTGTTGGATGGCGATATTTTCGATTTTTTATTTGCGTCGATATGATTGTTTTAGTATGAACCCGATTTTTATTTTGATTGGTTCGACTGGTTGCGGTAAGACATCTGTTTTACGATTGTATAATTTATTTTTTAGGAAGCTTGACCATTTCTTTACTTTACATGCTGACGATATATCAGTTGCTTATATGAACAGACGCTTACCTTATTTTCGGACACCTTTTGTAGGTGATGACTTCATCGTTAATGATGATAGAGATGTCAAATATATGAAGCAATTAGTCCACGATTTAGCAAACAGAAGAATTAGCAAAGCGAACATTTATTTTTCTCGAGCGACAGAAATAATTATGCCTGCAGTCTTCTCAATGGAAACAAAGTATTATGTGCCTTTTATAACTATTGAAGGAATGTGGAGAAGATTAATCACTTTCAACATCGGTTATCGAGACCCATCTTCCATTAACAAGATAGAGAAATTTTACAGAGAATACATTGTTAACTTAGTTGACAATTGGGGCTGGGGTTTAGAATTGTATCAGGAAATCTTTCGACCATATGAAGATGAACTTGCCAAATTACTTCAGCAAGGAGTATACAAAGAAGTTGATTACGCTGTCTACGATTATGATCCTTTACTAAAGACTTTATTCTCATTCGAATTTATATTGCACAAACTTTATGATAAAGAGAAAGCCAGCTTTTATTTCAAACAAATTTTACATATTTTAGTTGCACCGAAGTTTAAGGAGTATGTTGTAATTGAGCCGTGTATTTTTGACAAAGAAATAGAGTTTATTACATTTAACGATTTACTTTCTACGATTAAGTATCAAGGCGACAAAAACATTGATAAAATAATTATGCTTGAGCATACGACACTTTACAATGGAGAGTTGCATTTGTTTTATAATTTTTTGACAAAAGTTTATAAGAAGGATTGGGTATCGCAACCGAACTTAAATCCATTTTGGCTTGTCATTGTTAAAGGCAATCCTTTAAAATTCATTTTGCAAGACCCATACCATAAGGATACGATTAACAATTTCATAACTCAATTTCCAAACGAATTTCAAAAGTTTTTGCATTATTTACAACTAAGCGGGTATGATTTTAGAGACATCATTAAACAGGAATTCGGAGAGATACATACACAAGAATTAGATGAAATAACAAACAAATGGCAATAGGAGGCATATTATGACTTTACAAGAGTTAACACAAATTTTAGTTTCAAAAAAACAATGTAAAGATTGTAAATTTGCTCAAAAAAGAAAAAGTTTTGATTGGCGATGCACATTTGAAGATGAACGAGTTGAGATACATCCTTTGCTTCCTGCTTGTGAACATTTTCAACCTAAGGAGGAAACGAATGAAAAGAGTTGCAATTCTTGATACTGAAACACAAGGTTTATATGGTAAATTTTTACTTGGTGGTGTTAAAGTAGATGGGAAGTTTTTCTATTTTGATGATGCGACTAAACTTAAGAATTTTTTAAATGATTTGATTAGCAATGGATATGTGATTGTAGGGCATAATTTGTTTTATGATTTTGCTGTGCTTGATTTTATACCGCCGAATAGAGATTGCTTTGATGATACATACTTATTTATGAAAGCATACCAAGTCGAATATAAGATAGAGAAGCCTGAACGAGGAGCATTTGGTTTAGAAAATTTATGCAAATTTTTTAACCTCTATGAATACAAATCCGATAAAAACAAAATTCGTAAAGACCTTGAGAAAGGTATTAAATTATTTCACAATCGATTGAAAGATTATTTGACAGAAGATTTGAATGCTACGGATTTACTTTATCGACATACAATTGCTAAGCATGATAAATTTAAGCCTGTTTACATTTTAGACAAAGCTTTCTTGATTAGACTTTTGCAAATACAAAAGCGAGGCGTTCCGATTAACATCGAAGAAGTATCCAAACTACTACAAGAAAAGAAACCTATTTTTAATCAAAATCAGTTAACTTTTCAAAGGACTTATCATTTTAATCCATTTTCATCCATACAAGTTAAGACAAAACTTAATCTACCAGATGCTCAAAAACAAACTTTACTTTATTATTTCTTAACCACCAAAGATGAAAAATTGAAACAATGTATACATGATATTTTATCTCTTAAGAAACAGCAAGATGAAATCTCTTATTTAGAGGAATGGATAAGCAAAGGTTCATCTGGTCGATTGTATGGTCATTATGATGTCTGTGGAGCTGTTACGGGTAGACTTTCTTGTTCTAATTCTAATTTACTTAACATTCCTCGGCATTTACGATATCTCTTTTATAAGAGCCCTTTCCTTAAATATGATTTCTCCCAAATTGAATTAAGATTAGCAGGACAAATCTATTACATACCAACTTTTATCACAGCCTACCGAAATAATGAAGACCTACATAGCAAAACAGCATCTTTCCTTTTTGATAAACCAATCGACCAAATTTCCAAACAAGAACGACATATCGCTAAACAATTCAACTTTGCCCTAATTTACGGAGCTTCCGTCCAAACATTACAAGAACTCTTATATGAAGCAAATATCCTCTTAACTTACGAAGAAACTAAATTCTTAAGGGCTAAATGGATGTCCTATCATCAAAGAGTTGCTGAACATATCCAATCAACAATGAATACCCTTAAAAATGGTCCTATCACCGTAAATACAGTCCTACGAAGAAATCGTTATACTGAACACTTAAACATAGCACTTAACTTTCCAATCCAAGGCACAGGAGCTGAATTACTTAAAGGCACTGTAGTTTTATTTACGAAAAAATACCCAAATGCCAAAATAGTCAACCTTATACATGATGAAATACAAATAGAATGCGATAGCCAAGAAGAAGCCCAAGAATACATCAAAACCTTAGATGAGGCTGGAACTGAAATGTGGAATTATTTGTTTAAGAACCCTGAGATACCTTTTCAGGGGGAAGCAACCGCCCTCTAAGTTTAGCTCTTATTTTAAGCTCATCCAGAGCCTTAGCTATAAATTCATGCAATTGTTTTTCATCTAATCCATATTTCTCTTTGAAATAATTTCCAGCCTTATTTGTAACTTCTATCATATATTTAAAATCAATTTCATCTAAAACACTTGGGTCATAAGTCAAAAATTTTAAATAACTCTTGAACATATTAATCTCTTCTTCAGGTGACCTGTCAGTTTTCTTAATGTATCGTTCATCAAAATAGTGATCCATCACATTAGCAAACCGTAAAAGAACATTTTTCTTTGTATATGGGTCTTCAATTTGCCGTAAGGATTGCAATACATATTCCTCATTGCCTAAAATTTTCAATCGATAACTTTTTGCATCGGTAACCTTAGGAAGGAATAAAGTCTTCTTCTCTTCACCAGTTAATACTCTACCTATAGCCTCGCCAAATCCACCAAGAAACATCGTATCAAATATCTTCGCTACTGTTATAGGATGCTTAATCATTACCCCAAGAAAATAACCAAGACCTGTCGCCCTCGCTAAATTCTCATCCTCAAGATATTTGAATACATTATTATCACTTACCCTACCATACTGAGTTAATTCATTTAAAATACCTGATTTGATATTTTTTGCAATCGGTATAGTGGACATTAATGTTTCTAATAATGCTCTTCCTGCTTGTTGTGGTTGCTCTTTTTCATAAATAGTCAAATTGTTAATTAATTTTAGAGCTGTTTCTATTACAGGCACTGTTACTTCGAATGATGTGCTAACTGACCCAGATGAGAATAAATTCTTGTTTGCTAAATCTAAATGCCTTTCTAAGAAATCAAGACCAGCTTTAACATATTGCCAAGCTACATTATCACCATGTAATGCCATTAATAAACCTAAATCATGAAATAATCTACCAGTCAATTCGTCTTTTGGTATGTCTGTTAAATTACTAAATAATGATTTCCATATCGATGCGAATACTGGTTCTTGTTTTTCAAGGTATGATTGTATTGGTTCAGGATTGCCTGTCAATATTGATGCGATAGTATGGTAAATTGTTGATAAACCATCATATGTATTTTGTATTGTATCAGCAACACCGCTGAATTGTGTAATAAAAGCTGGGAAAATAGTTGCCCCAAGCACTAAATGCTTAAAGAAATTCATAGCATACTTAGGAGAAGTAAAACTTTTAGCAAATGATTGAACAGCTATTTGGAATGGTGCTACAACATAAGGAAACCAACTTTGTATATATGCTAATTTACCAAGAGTTTCACTCATAAACGGAGAAAGCGATGCAGGACTATCAATTAAATTAGCTAATTGTTCAGCTAATAACTTAGCTTCCGTAGGAGTAAATTGTTCTGCCAATCTATAATTAAAGTCTCGTAAAACTTCTTTTCTAAAATTAGGATTTTTAAGCAACTCGTTATAAAAAATTGTTTGTATGAATGGTTCAACTGCTTTAATCCAGAATGATAAGTAATTTTCCTCTTGCATTTCTTCCTTAATCTGTTTGAACAAATAATCTCTAAACTCTGGATTTCTTATTATGTCTTTTATTGTCTCAATTGGTGCTTGGAAAAATCTAAAACTTGGATAACGCTGAGATATAGCAGTTAATAACTGAACACCAGCACCTACTACAATTCTTGGCAACATCCATGTATACATTTTTGAAAATAAACCTAATGTCTTTAACCATTTGCTTCTTGCTGTATCCCTACCTTGATAATCACGAATAAGCTCTAATGTCTTAACAAAATCTGTATCCTTTAAAAATGGATCTGTAAATAATCTCTCTTCAGTGCGTCTTACAAAACTTAATAACCATCTCTTATCAGATGTCCAAGGTTTTGTATAAGCCCGTGCCAAATAATCAAATGCTAACTCAGGATCTAAATGATAAAGCATCATAACATCAACAAATCCTTGCCCATATCGCCTAAGAAATCGTGGATCTTTCTCTTGATAAAGTAATTCAAGTATCTTTTGGCGTGTCTCTTCAATTGGATTTTTGCTTAATTTTTCAATTATGGTTTCAACTTTTTGGAAATTGCGTATCAATTTTTCAGCAAGACTTGCTTTTTTAGGATCTGTAAATTTTGCTTTAAGATCTTTTAATAATGGTTTAAGTTGCTTTACTAATTCAGCATATTGATAAACTACTTTTAACTCAGGATTATCACCTATTGTAGCCTCTTCTAAGGCATGTTGAAGCAAAGTTTCAGTCCGAATTCTATCTTTCGGATCATATCCAAGTAAATTTTTTAAGTCTTTTCTAATTTCTTTTAATAGATTTTCAGTATGAATTTTTTGTTGACGAATAGCAAATTGATTGAATGTTTCGGATATGTTTTGCCCAAACTCCAATAACTTCGTAACCCTACCCTTTTGTAACCCTATTTCCTTTAGCTCTTCATCAGGAAAAAGATTTAACCACTCATCCAAAATTCTTAATTTGTTAACCCCCATTTCTCGAAGAACTGTAGAAGGAAACAATTGACTTACAGGATCATAAATGTAAAGAATATCTCTTACTTGTTCTGGTTCTAAACCTTTGACTTTAGCTACATACGACCTCAAAAATTCATTAATCTTAGCAAGGTCTCCTTTAAATTTTTCTCCAAGTGCCCCTATCAATACTACTGGAATATCAACAAAAATTTCTTTTTCTTCTTCCCCTTCCTTAATTGTCGCTACCATCACATTACGATAATCATAAGTAGGAATATAAATTGTAGGTAAACTATACTCTCTTAATAACTCTTCAGTCTCACCTTTCAATATAAATTCAGCCCCTATCGCAATCTGTTCATTTTTTATTGCTTTTTTTACATAATCACTAAGCAAATCATTAAAATCTTTTGTATATATTTCTTCAGGTCGTAATTCTACATAAGTCCCTTGCAACTTTATACGCAACTTGCTAAAATCAATTTTCTCATCTTCTTTAAACTTGTTTAATAAAAATTTTATTCTATCCCCAAGAACTTTGGTCGTATTCATATGGAAAAACTCAAATAACTCTGGATCCAAATTAACTAATGTAAGCCGTCTATCAGGTAATTCATTTATCAATTGAACAAAATTCTCCTCCTTTGTAGTAATAAAGTTTTTTATCGTTTCATATACTTCATGAATTTTGTGCATATATTTGTGTGGAGTAACAAAAGCATCAGCTACAAACAATGAATTAGTCTTTAATTGGTCATGAAGTTGATTAACTAATCGTGTCGCTATAACATTGAAACTCTCTAAATTTTCCAAAGATAACTTCCTACCAACCTTACTCTCAACATAATTCCTTACCTGCGAAACAAATAACTTAGATGCCTCATTCGCTGTAAGATTTAAATCATGTCCCGCCACTGGAAGTTGATTTTCAATAATTTTTCTCTTAACATCATCAACTGTCGTATGTGGAACTCCTTCAAGCTTTTTAACGACTTCCTTTGCTCTCTTTGTTTGTGCTCCTAAAAATCCCGCCAAAGAAACTCCACCAAATACCAAATGGTCTAATGAATATGTCAACGGCAAACCTTTAGCTACCGTATTCAATGTTGCTTTACCTAACTCACTTCCAATAAACGCTACATCTCCAACTTTAATTCCTAACGACGCAACCCCATTCGCAACTTTAACAAGTAATGACTTCGTTAATATGTCTTTAGTTACATCTTTTAATACCCTCTTCCCTAACCATAACGCCCCCTTAGTTGCTAACCCACCTAACCCTAAAACTAACGATAAATCACTCGCTATATCTAACGCCTTGTCTATCCGCTCAATCGTCTTGTCAACTTGATAAGACATGTATATCGTATTCCTTACATTAGCAACAAATTTATCATGCTCTTTCTTACTTATCTTCTGACCAACATTTAAAACATCAATAGCACGAACAAACCCCATCCCAAGATCTTTCTCCCCAAATGCATGCCTACCTAATTCATCAATCCCTATAATTAA